TTGGTTTTTTGCGGTTCGCTCTTTTGCTCAATTCCTCGTAATCGCTGCCATAAAGCAATCGACCTATTAATTCAAAAATAAACATCGGTTAGGCTTTCTCCCTTTCTTCCTCAATTATGTCGATAGTGTCTTGATCGTATTTCTCTCTAAAATCCTCGGCGTACCAATCAAAGTTTTCATGCGCCTCAGTTTCAGCACTTTCAACATCTTCAGCATCAACCCAAACGGGTTTTCTAAGCGTGGCTTGGATAATGACCTTATACCGCTTCACGTTGTTTTCCCCTTTCTTCAGTGGTTTTTAATTCCAGTGTTATGTTGCGGTTGGCCTGATCCACAAAACGCCGATATATATCTTTCTGGAACTGGGCCTTAGTTCTAGTGCTGGCGTTAGTGTGCAATCCGACGTGGCTTTTTACATCCTCTGCCGTAATCGGTCGGCCTTTTAAATCTTTATCTAAAAGCCAAGCCCCATTAATTGTTTCTATGGCGTGACAACGGATATAAAACTCTTCCCAATTCTTTTCTGTAATCGCATTTAAGCCAACCGACATAGTGCCCCAGATTAAAGCACTGGTAATAGGCCAGACAGCGTCGTCTTTGTAGTCGGCTTTCACACCGCATAAATCATAATTTAAACTCATAGCATGTTCTCCATTTCGCTAACCCTTAGAGTATATGCGATTATATGGGAGAAATCAAGTCGAAAAGAACAGGCCAATCAAAAGGATTTGTGCCTTCATACACCGGATCGGTCTTTAGGCCGTCTGTTTTGACCGCGATTGCCTGATCCGCACGATACAAAAGAACGACAGGCTTTTTCCCCCACTTCTGATGCTGCTTAACCAGTATCCAACTGCTGCTGTGTCGGTGCCTCGTTAGCCAAGAAACTTGGTGCGGGCTTAACCGTACCGCATTGGCCCTGCAAAACTTTAATTCTACAAAATGAAATAGCCCGCGTTCATCGCAGATCATAAGGTCGGGTATACCCTGACCAACAGAGTTTTCTATTCTAGTCAAACTTAGCTGGGGCCTAACCTTTTTTGCGGCTGTCCTCAACTGTTGATAAAACGCCGCTTCCGTCGGAATCTTCGGTTGGGGTAATGTCGATAATGTCTGAGCCATTGGATTCCTTTAGTTCCTTCAACGCTTTCATCACCTCTTCCTTATCCATGTTGTCGATACTGCCGTGTCTGATCTCCGCCTTGCTAACGTATATATCACCCTGCGCCTGTCCCCGTCTATACTCGGCTTGTACCGCGGCACTGTACGCCCCGTTTTCGAGGGCCACGTCACGGATTTTCTGCAGGTCGCGAACGTGTCTGCTGTAGTTGATGGCAAAACGTTCATCCAGTTCGTTTCGATACCGCCGGATAGCTGCCACAACATGCGGGCATTTGTGAGGGTTGGTTAACTCATATGCACGGGTGTGGGCTGAACTCTCGGGGTAGCCCGCTCGAATAGCGGCTTCCTTGTAAGTTATCATACCATCGTTGCTTACAAGCTCTTTTACAAAAAGCTCCTGCTTACGCGTCAAAGGGCTGTCCGCTGTTTTGTACTTCGCGCCTCGGGGGTCAGAACGGTTGGCCTCTTTATCCACGGCTAGTCCAGTATGCTTTCTAGGAATGGGCCTCGCTTTAATCCTCAAGGGCTTGGGGAGTTTTGCAAGATCAGCATTTGTTTTTCTAGGCACGGTTCTCTCCACTGCAAATAACTATACAATACCTTTTAGCAACATATAGTATACCCCGCCAGAGAAACTTTTTTTACATTTTTTTGTTGAGATTTGGCTTAACGCAGAAGGCTGCTTAACCGTTTGGGCCAAAAAATAGCCAAAGTAACACCTATCTTTAGTATGGAGTTACCGAAAATGTTACCGTTTTTTGCCTTATTTTTGTTTGATTACAGAGTGGTAACTTTTATAACACCGGTAACGGCTATTTATTTTCGTTTTTTTTTTTTTCAATTCTCAGGAGGGGTATAGTATACACGTTACAAACGAAACAGGCTCCCGCCTAAATTAAGACGAGAGCCTGATCCGCGGTCCTGCCACCACTATGTCAAAGTGGCCTACCGCGTGGGAGTGTTAAGCGACCGCTCCCTGCGCTAGGACGGGTTAAAACCCCTAAACCCGCCCTATTCGATTAGATTGATTTCTTTTGGTGGTTCCCCCAGTTCGAGCCGGACGATTATTCTGGGGTGGAATGTTTCGGTTCTGTCCGCCCAATGTCTTTGTACGGCTGTTTCGGCTTGAAACGTCATAACGTCCCCTGCTTTGGCGCGTCTTGTCAGCCCTTCGACGGACAGGAGTTTATCGCCCCGCGGTCGGCGGTACAATCTTATTTGTGTTGATGTATATTCGTGACCGTCGTCGTAGTGCGCCAGTATAACGTTTTTGCCCCCATTTCCTATGAAGTCGTATCCTAACTCGGGAAGGTGTTCCCGAAAGAATTTTACGACGCTTTTGTTGGCGTCTATGATGCTTTTGTTGAGCATTCGTTGTGTGATTTTTACTCGGGCTTTAGAAGTCTGGTTCATATTCTTCTCCCACGGCTATAGCTGCTTTAATGCTGTTCAGTGTTTCTGTTGCTTTCTGGATGGCCCGTGATCCGCGATCTTCGAACCAGCAATCGTCGAGGTGACGCTCCGCTTGGAGCAGAGCGTCTTCGATGTGTTTGGGTTTATTCATTTGGTTCCGCGTTATTTATGACCCATTCATCGGTAAGTGTTTCTTCTATTTCCCCGTCGTTTTCTTCGAACATATCGGGTTCGTTCATTTCCAATTCTTCTTGGATATATTCCTCTAATATAGTTGGTTCACTCCACTCGTAGCCGTGTTCACTTGGTGTGCCATAATTTTCGCGCAGCCAATCTTTTACGTCCTTAGCTTTAACTTTAATCTGTATTGTTTTGGTTCGCTGTACGTTGACCGTTGCGGTCACGTTGATGATTGCCATGTCTGTTCTCCATTGGGGTTACTCTTACAGAGTACCACAAGTATAGAAGAAAGTCAAGTGCGACAAAGTGTCACACCCCAGACCCGTTGTCCGTGAACCCATTCGCTTATCACCAGCCCCAAGCGCCTTAATCGTCGAAGGTAGTAGAGCGCGGCATCTAGTTTCATTTTGGCCCGCTCTGCCACTTCAAGGTCCGTGAGCCACGATCCTTGTTTCATCACTTCGATTATGGTTTTAAATCCAGTATCCATCATTACGAAGGCTCCTGACGTATCTGTCCAGTTCTTCTGCGGCGGTCCAGTAGTTTTGGTTGGCGTTGGGCAGTGGTTCTTTAGCAAACCGCGCATCTTGGCATCTATCGACTTCTTGTCGGAGGAACTTTAATTCGGCTTGTTGTGCGGGGTTAAGGTCCCTTTGGATGCGTTTAATGTCTTCTTCTTGCATAATTCTATTTCTTCCCGTTGTTTTTTGATTGTCTCGAACTGTTGTTCCAGTTCTAGGAACTGCTGATCTATTTCGGAGAACAGTTTAACTGCGTCTGGCATTGCTAACATCCTCTCTTACTTTATCCAGAAACTTGATAGCGTCTCTGTTAGCCACTCTGACGATACGGGCGTGTCCATCATCCAGATTTATGCATCGCACGATTTTGGGCAGCATATCGTCCCAATCGCCCTGCATACCGTATGACCAGACCATGTAGGCAATCAGGGTGGACATTTCATCGGGGTTAAGCTGCGTTGGGCAAGCCTGTATAATGCCCTCTGCCACTTCTGATAGGTGATTACTCATAAAAGCTCCTCCTGTCCTTTAAACGTGATTTGATAGCGTCTGGCGCGGCCTATAACCTTCTCTATTGGGGAGTTTGTTTCAACGGCGGCTTCTTCCAGAGTATAACCTTTTTGGGACATTTCCAGAAGTTTTTGTGCGGCGAGTGAGCGGTTAATTTCCGAGAGCCGCGGTCCGCCGCCTTTGATCTTATTTTTGACGATACCGTAGTTAGGTTTTTGGCCCTCGTAGGGTTCCAGCATCTTGGCGTTCTCTATTTTCGCTAGGGTCTTCCACTGTTCCAGTACGGTCATAGTTCCCTCCCAGAAACCGTTTAAGCATTTGCATCATAGCCATTGGGGACTTGGCTTTAACCAAGTCCCGCAACTTTCTGTTTTCTTCGCAGACGCGTTCGTACTCGTCGCGGTGGATCATGTTCAGTGCCTCGTTTTCTGGGCTTCTTTTTGCCCTTCTGCGGACAGGGTATCCCAATCTTTAATCATGTACGGCAGATCGTTTGCCACGCAGTATCCGGTCAGGGTGTAAATCGCCAACTCATTCATTTCCGGTTGAATAACGAGTAGGAGGTTTTTGGCGTCATTATCCCTGTCAAGTAGGCGCATAACAAAATCACTTTTTTCTTCGTCCTCCCACGCCATACAACCGTCATCGGTTGTTGCGGCGCACGGTCCGACGATAGCGGACAGATAGCTTATGTGCCAAGCTTTATCGCTCATTCAATTCTCCAAACTCTGAAGCCGCCGCTATGGTGTAGGATGCTTCTCACGGTTACTTTGATCCCGAGGCTTTCTGCTTTTGAATAGATACCCGCTGGCGCGGTAACATCTGCAACGTGGAAGCTGTCTCCAACTTCTAAATCCTCTAGGATGGCGAACTTCCCTTTCCGCTGTGACGCGGGAAGGGGGATGTTTTTTTCTATCTTATAATTCATTCGGCAGCAGCCTCGCGGATCACGCGGCGAACGTTTG